CATCGATCAAGAACTCACAGCCAACCGCGCCACGTGCGTCAAGTCCACCTGTGAAGGCTCCTGTTCGCGATGCTGACGATGACATCCTTGATCAAATCCTCTCTGGGACGAACACTCGTTCGTCTCGCATCAAACGTTAAAAGGAATAGGCAATGCCTTCAATTACACAATTCAATGACTTCATGCAGTCAACCGGACCTTCTTATCTGAAGAGTGCGGATGCCGTTATCAACGAAGCCGTCAAGAACAACTACGTTCTCTCGCGTCTCCTCAAGGAGAAGGCAAGCGAAACAACTGTTCAGGGTGGTACGTCCATTAAGGATGTCATCGTCTTTGACGATGCTACGACCTACCAGAAGTATCAGCCAAACGACACGTTCACTTGGTCGAACCCACAGGTCACTGACACGCTGACCGCTCCTTGGCGTTTCAGCATGGACCATATGTCGTGGACCGATCAGGAAATTGAACTGAACGAAGGCGACCCAAAGGTCATGTACAAGCGCGTGAAGCGCATCAAGGAAATGCGTATGTGGACTTCCATGCTGAACGGCATGGAGAACGATCTGTGGGCAACTTCCTTCGGTAACTATGGCAACATGGAAACTGGTGGCAAGGAGCCGTACTCGCTTCCTTCATTCATCACCGAAACCGTCAACTCGGATCTCACCTTCGGTGAGCGTGGTGGTGTGCCTGCTGGTTGGACGAACATCCTCGGCATCAATCCTGCCAACGACCCACGTTGGACGAACCAGATTTCGTTCTACAACCGTCTTGCTGGTCACAATGATCTGCCTAGTGTGCAGGCTGCTGATGCGTTCGGAACCAGTGGTCATAACAACAATGACCTTATTGCCCGAACTGTTTATAGCCTGTTTGGTGCATTTGACGATATGTACTTAAAGGTGCAATTCAAGGCTCCTCTTACGCAGAAGCAGTACTTTGAGGAGACGATGTTCAATCGTCAAATGATCTTGTGCTCAAAGGACGGTATCAACCTGTACAAGCGATCACTTCGTCAATCGAACGATATGCTTGTGAGCGCACAGGATTCGGCGTACAACACGCCTACCTTCAGTGGTATTCCTGTTGAGTACTGCGCCAACATGGATACGGCTGCAATTTACCCTGCTATTGCTTCTGGATCGTCAGTTACTGATACGTTGGCTGGTCGTAACAGCAAGACGGTAGTTGCCACCGGAACTGAATTCGCAGTAAACACCATTGATAAGGGTGCTCGTTTCTGGTTCGTCAACGGTCAGTACATCACGCCTATCTATCACTCGACTCGCTACATGAAGAAGCATGATGTCATGCGTCACCCAAATCAGCCGTTCAGTTGGGTACAGCCTGTTGACTGCTGGTGGAACGTGTTCTGCAACAGCCGTCAGCGTCACGGAATCGTTGCCCCTATCTCGCTCGCTTCGTAATACAACGGGGGGTGGGTCATCCCACCCCCTTCTTTCACAAAGGAAACTTACATGATTACTGCTCCAAATATGGGAACAATCGGAATTCAGCCTGTTGGTGCTGTTGTCCGATGCATCAATAAAGACTCAACCGCTTTGGTGGTTGGCAATGTCGTTATTACTTCGTTTAACCACACTGGCGTTATCTATCCACCCGCCGAAACTCCTACAAGTTTTGAACTGTCACCATTCTCATGCGTGAAGTTGGCAGAGGGAGATGTCAATGCAACGTCTGGCGATGGAAGCCACAAGAACGCTGGGTATCTTGGAGTTGTTGTTGGGTTGTCTTCGCAAAGCAACTCTGGTGTAACTGGTCAGGCTGTGCAGGTGCAGTTTGGTGGAGTTGCAACTGCGCTTGTTGCGGCAGTGACAAACAACGTGGTCATCGGCAGCAAGTTGTTCTTGTCGGATACCGCTGGTCGCCTTGGTAATGAAGCCGATTCAACGGCTCCTGACACGTGTGTTGCTCTTTCGCTTGGCGCAGTGACCGCTGCTGCATCTGGAAACATTCCAGTGCTTCTGTTCAATAGTCCGATTGACGGAACCACGGCGTAATTCTGTTAACACCATAACCACTGGACGGGGAAACCCGTCCAGTGGATTTCAATGCTGATCAACAAGGACATCAAATGATCTTTACTCCATCGGCGAATGTGCTCGGCGTACAGCCAATGAGTTACACGACACAGTGTGTTGTCCGCACTGCAAATGTTGCCGTTGGCGATGTTGTTGCCACCTCGTTTCTGCATGGCAGTGTGGTTGTTGATCCAAGTTTGGGCTATGACCCACTGTATGTCTTCAACTCTGTTGCTCCAGCAGACGGCGATCTTGCGAACTTCAATGGTTACATTGGAGTTGTTACTAGTCTGGATCGCGCTGATGGAACTGTTGGCAAGACAGTCACTGTCCAGTTTGGTGGAATCGTCACTGCTAAGGTTATTTCAAGTGCGGCATTGGCTGTTGGTGCATTGCTTGAACCCGGGAATACGGCTGGGTCGTTTGTTGACGTAGGCGGTGCTGGTTCATATCCAGCAGCAGTTCTCATGGAAGCAATTTCTACTGCTTCGACAGGGCAACGCCGCGTCTTTATCCCGCTGCAATATTGGTTCCGTGATTAGAGCGTTTGATGATTGATTAAACCCGTCCAGTGGACTTCAATGCTTTACTACAAAGACCTGACGAACCATGTGTTGCTTGCCATCGGTGGTCGCCCATCGACTGCCGCTGGTCAGACTGTCGCAGAGCGACAGGCTGAGATCATCAATCAGGCTGGTGAGCATCTGTTTGGCTACCAGTGGACGTTCAGGCAAGCCACCGCAATGCTGTCAACGGTTGCAGCCCTGCCCTATGTGGTGCTGCCTGCTGACTTTTCTGAACTGATCGCCGCGTGGAGTGGAACACTTCCGCTCTTGATCACTAATCAGGACGAGGTAGAGAACACCCGCTCGTCTGAATTCAACAGTTACGGTACGCGAGGGTACGTGAAGGCTGTTGTGCCTACGACTGCCGTTCCAACGCAGACATATCAGTTGCAAATCTATCCAACTCCGACAAGTTCGGAGGAAAACAAGATCAAGATCACATATCGCACAGGCTGGCAGCGCGTATCGACTGCTAATTTGCCCACGGATGTCATCTCAATCCCACTGTATCTAGAAACATTGCTCGTTCTCTACGTCCGGGCAATTACTGAGTCGTATGAAGACGGGCAGCAGTCTCAGCGTCTTGCAGAGATTGAGGCTGGACCACTCTTTGGTACTGCGCAGCGTAAGGACGGGATGCTGCAAGCCCACTTTGGTCAGTTGCGACCAAACGTTTGGACAAACAACTATCGAAACAACGGCGGATTTGTAATGACAAACACCGTCCCAAATCCATCATAAGGAAACGCTATGTCAGTAGACCTATCAGGACGCGTTGGAAATGTTACTGTTCAACAAACACTTGTTGATGCATTTGAATTGGCAAGCCTTACAAACGTAACTACGGTTACCACTGTTGCCACAAAGTTTGCTACGGCTACGCGCCCTGTTACTACTGGCGCAAGCGTAGTCGTTGGAGCACAATTAAATTACATCAAGTTTCAAACGCTATCGACATCTGGAAACGCAGTGACTGTCTATGTCATCGGATGGACGTATTCAGCATCTGCGTCTGTATGGATTCCATCCGTACTGTGCAAGATGGTTGTGACATCCGCTACTGCTGGTCCAATTACTGTTGCTAGTACAGCCTTGTATCCCGGTCTGACTTATGCGACTCCAACACTTGGAGATGCAAAGCGATATAACGGAGAAAACGCATCATGTCCAAACGGGTTTGCAATTGTTGATACAACTGGTTGCGAACTCGTCGAATTACATATGGTGTCTAGTTCTGCTGTTGCCGCAAATGCAGTCTTTGGTTATCTATAATGCAAAGCCGCGCACGAACTTGGAATTTGACTGGTGATCCGATGCAGCGATGTCGCGAGCGTCAATTACCATTGAATGGTCCATCTGCTGGATCTACGCTGTCGCTAGACTTTACAACGATGAATGGGGTACTTGACCCACTTATCACGTTCAGCCGCGTAGACGCGACCGCTCGGGCTACCTTCATCAATAGCCTTGGCTATGTTGAAACCGTGCCAGCCTTGCAACCGCAAGCCCCTCGCTTTACCTTCTCAGAGACATCTATTGGTAGTCCGCGTGGGTTGCTGCTAGAAGCACCAGCAACCAACCTCCTTAAATTTTCCGCGTATCCCGATTCGGGTTGGTTAACGGCTGGTGGATTTACTAGACCGTCTCCGTACATACTAGTTACAAGCCCTGCGAATGATTCAACGGCAACGAAGTTGAATTACACAGGGACCGGGCAAGGTATGTATGTGAGCGCGGGTTCGATGGCATACACAAACTCAGTTGGAAGCGTTTACACGTTTAGTGTTTGGCTTCGTGCAATACCGGGCGTGACAGCAAATGCATCGCTGCGCTTTAGTGATTCGGCTGTAGGTTCTCCTGTTACAACCGTTTCTTTTACAACCACATGGGCAAGATATCAATTTCAATATACGGCAGTTACCAATAGTGGTCCTTATATGCAAAGTGCATCCGGAACCGCAACCGGACAATTTGAGTGTTGGGGTTGCCAACTAGAACTAGGTTCTCAACCTTCTAGTTATATCCCGACCACAAGCACAGCACTCACCCGCGCCGTAGACACCGCCATCATTGCCGCCGGGACGAACTTTAGTTCGTGGTATACGGGCGGGACAACGGGTACGTTTGTCGCCAACTGGTACGGCAACGCGTCAAGCACAACCGCTCGCACGGTAATCGCAACGAGCGATGTAGATGACAAACACTTGCATATGTATCAAACCGCCTCCGCGCTCACCCTGCGACTGGCAGACTACACAGCAATAGCAACCGTCACAACAGCAAACAGCCTGACCGCCAACGCGTTGACGAAGGGCGCATTCAGTTACGCTAGTACGGCTACCAGCCTGTGCCTGAACGGCGGGACGGTCGCTACGGGGACGCTCGGGTTTAGCGTTGCACCAACGTTCCTGAGTATTGGCGGACCATCGACAACCGGAACCAGCATTACCGACACAAGTGTATTGCTTAAAAACTCAATCCGAAGTATTACCTATTTCCCAACGCGATTGTCTGATTCTGAAATTCAGGCTCTCACAACTTAATAAACCTTTGGAGACACGATGACATTTGCACCAGTTCAAAATCGTCTTGGCGTACAACCTGTAGGAACAACTGTTACCTGCGTCAACAAGTCTGGTACATCAGTTGCTATTGGCGATTTGGTGATCACCTCGTTCATCCACGCTGGCGCGGTCGTTAACCCTGAGCAGGCGGCGAACACTGGCTACGTGTTCAACTGCATCCGCAAGGCTGTGTCTACAGAGACTGGCAATACGGGCTACCTTGGCGTGGTCACGGGTCTGATGACTGGCGCAGGCGACAACGGTCGCGAGGTGCAGGTGCAATTTGGTGGCATCTGTTCTGCTAAGGTTCTTGTCACTGCGACCGTAACTCCGGGAACACTTCTTAGCGTTTCGGCAACTGCGGGGGTGCTAACAAATGCTGTTACCGCATCTGAATACTCAGTGACCTTGATGGACAATGCAGCGGTCGCTGATGGAACTGCACTCAAGCGTGTTTATATTCCACAGGAGTACACGTTTGGTACAACAAATTCTCCAGTACCGGGGGTTTATGGCTCAAGGCGTGTTGGTCAGTTCTTGCGAGATGTAACAACACAAACCGACTCGGTTGATATCCTCATTGCCGGAGATTCAAACACCAACATTAATGGTTGGGGGTGGGCAGACGGTTTGAATTTTGCGTTGCAAACAAACACTTCTGCGCTTGAATACGCCACACCAATTACGCCAACCAGTTCATGGAACGGTAATTCCTATTACGGCGTGTATGCAGCAAACGGATTTTGGGCAAGAATCCCAACTGGTGGAGTAATTGTTAACCCAGAGGGTTTACCCGCACTTGGTGGAACGCTTGTCAGCGGCAAAGTTTCTGGACCTGCGGCACTTACTGCGCTGATGACACGGGGTACTGGAGACTTACAACCAAATACAAGTCCATTCGATTATGGCTGGATTGCTAGTGGGTTTTGGTCTGACAAATTTGCTGGACCCCAGTCGTACCAGAGCACGACTATATTGTCATGGAGTCAATTGGAAATACGTTATCGAGTAGTCCATGGTAAGGGACCCGGAATGGGAACGATTGGGTTGGGTGCTCGCCTAGATGTTGGTCCGTTTACAACTTATGGAACATCATCAATTGCTTGCGATACAGGTGCAGGTTCTCCCTATCAATGGGTTACATCAATTCTTTCGCTTACAGCCGATAGCGCAAGAACAAACCAGAAGATTCAATACACGTTTTCATCTGATGTTACAGTTCCAAGCACCAAAATAACTGGTCCGATGGCAATTGCACTCAACTCCATTTGCACACCACGAAAGGGATATTCAGTCACCTGCATAAACCATCACGGTGGCGCAAACATGGATACTGTCTCAAGCAATGTAGTACAAGCAGCAACTCTTTTACGTCAGTATTTGAAAGAAGCACGACTTCGGCAGATTGATTGTCTTGGATCTGGTCGCGTTATTGTCTGCATTCAGGGCGGATGCAACGCTGGTGTAAACCCATGGAGTCAAAGCGCAACTACATTCTTTGAACAATGTGCAACAGAGTGGGCTGCGCTTGGATACCCAAGTTCTGATCTTGCATTCTTGGGATTTGTTTCGCACCAAGAAAACGACCCTGATGACATGACTGCAGAGCGAAGTTCGGCGATTGCACTTGCTACGTCTTCTCCGCAATACACCATTGTCAATATTCCAACGTTCGTTTCTTTTAGCGATATGACATATGGCGGCGGTTCAAACGTGACATGGTTTGCCGATGCCAGCACGGAACGCATTCATTTGTCAGAAAGCGGATACAAGGCAATTTCCGGACGAATTATTACTAGGCTTCTTGCAACTGCATAAACCAAACCTCTCGCCTTTAGTTTGCAATTAAATACATGAGTCCACAATCCACAACCAAACTGTTCAATCTGGAAAAAGCCCAGTTGACTCTGACCGTCCTCCTCATTCTTGGCGCAGTTATTTACGTTGGACGGCGATTGGAGTCTGATGATCGCCAACAGCGTTTGCTTGAAACCATTGCAGCAGACATCAACCTGATCAAGGATCGCAACGCTGATGCCAGTGCGCAGATCCGTGTGATCGGCGAGCGCGTCTCGCAGGTCGAGAAGCGGCTGGAGCGCATGGAGTCGCGCCCATGAAGTGCCTGCTCGTTGCTGCGCTAGTGCTGTCAGGCTGCTCCCCAGTAGCCCGTATCAGTGCCAACAGCAACGAGATTCGGACGGAGGCGCAACTGCTCATGGATCATGGGCAGGCGACAGGTGACACGGTGGTGGTCGCAGGCGCGACCCGGATTGACGGTCTGGCGGCAGGCATCCATGCGGAGTTGCCGGGCGTGGAGGACAAGACTCCACCTTGGATGGCACTGGCAGGTTGGATAGCAGTAGCGGTAGTTGCGATAGCAGTAGTGATTATTCTGTTCCAGACAGGGTTCGGTACTGCTATCAGAATTGCGATTGGTTGGATTCCACGTAAGCCTCGGCAAGAGGCGGAGTTAGCGGCAAATATGCTTGACCCTGACAAACCAGAGAACGCTCGCGAATTTATAGCAGCCCGGAGAGCCTCTGATCCATTTTTCAATGCGGCGTTTAAAAACGTTCGGGCTGTAAAGGAGACACCATGATTCTCGCAGACCTAAGTTCGTTCATCGGTAGCGTGTGGGCAGTTGGCTTGGCGTTGGTAGTTGGCGTTGGTGCAGGGTATTACCTGCGCAGCAAGAAGCAGTTCTAATACAAGAGGAGGATTACTAGTGGCGATCAAGATGCAAATTCGGCGCGGAACTTTGGCGGCTTGGGATGCTGCTAGTAATCCTGTTCTTGAACCCGGCGAACTTGGCTTTGTGACTGACGTTGGCAAGACGGCGTTCAAGATTGGCGACACGGCTGGTACTGGGTGGAACACGCTTCCATACGTCAACTCGACCTATCCAGAGTTGTTACCTGATGCGGGTGGCAACCTTGACTTATCAATTGCGCAAGGTCGGTATCAGTTGTTAAGCGGAACCTCTTACACAAACGTACCAGCAACAGACTTTACTAACACTACAACTGATGGTAATTGCCTTCTTTTCGTTACTGTTCCATCCACGACTATTATTATCCAAGAGTTGACAACATCGTTGACAACGTGTAAGCGATTCATCCGTGCCAAAAATAATTCTACGTGGACCGCATGGAAACGTATTGACAACTTGAGTGCTAGTGAAAGCCTGTCAATTACAAACTTGGTTCTCAGTGGAAACCTCACTGTCGGTGGAAGATCGTTTGTTTCTTCAGGATCAGCAGCCGCGCCATCAATAACGATTACTGGTGATACAACTACTGGGCTTTACCAATCTGCTGCACAGGAAATCGGTATTGCCACCAATGGTGCGAGCCGTGTCAGGGTTGGAGACTCACTTACTACCGTTACTACTGGATTGACAGTTTCGTCAACATTGACAGCAAGTAATGCGCTCACTGTTTCTGCCGGAGCAGTTACTCTTCCAGCAGGATCAGTTGCTGGTGCTGCCCTAGCAGACAATGGGGTAACCGTTGCCAAACTTGCACAACTTGCAACATTGACTGTTCTTGGAAACAGTACTGCCGGAACTGCTAATGTGGCTGCATTGACAAGTGGCTCTAGTGGTACGGCACGAACTGCACTTGGACTTGGGACAAATGCATATTCGTCCGTTACTCCACTTCCGGCATTTCAAGTAGGCGCAGGGGTTGGTCAGGTCAAAGCGGCTTCTGCAATTGCAAGTACAAGTTCAAATGATCCTATTACATTCGGTGCAAGTGGAGAAACATGGTTTGTAATCGTGTGGAAACAATGGCAAAACTTAGGAAGTACAGGATCAGCAACGATTGAAGTATTGACCGCTCCAAAAAATTACGTTCCACTGGCTAGTCAGTGGGGGGTTATTGGATTTGCAATTAGAACTGCCTAATGCCATACCTACCAATCACTCTTCCTTCACGCGGCTTGCACGTTGACAGTGCATACTCGTCATTGCCTCCGGGCTTCACGCTCGATTCAATAAACGTGCTCCCGTATGACCCGTACAAGGGGAAGCAGCGGCTTGGTCAGCGCAGGGCTTTGCTTGGCGCGTTTCAGTTCAACACGCTTCCAACTGCGGCTACGCGCAAGGTGCAAGCCATTGTCCGCGCTGATGCATATGTTGTGGCTGATAGCGGATCAACTGAACTCACACAACGCTGCGTTGTTGTGGCGGGTGGCGAGGTGTACATCATTGATCCGGGCGACACTGTGCCAACCCATATTGCGTATGCGTCATCAACATCAAAGTTAGATGACACCAAAGATATTTCTGTTGCGATCTTTGGTAACTACGCTTACTTTGCTGATGGTGAAAAATACCGCCGGATGAACATCACGCTCGCTACTTCCGCCATGCGTGTTGAATTCTGGGGAACGGTCTTATCAAACGTAATCCTCAATAACGCTAGCCACATTACATTTACTGCAACACCGTTGCGTATTGGTCAAGAAATTGTAATTACTGGTTCGTTTGCTGCTGGTGGTGGTCAGGGAACAATAAGCGGTTACTCATTTCAACAGACCGTTTATGTAAAACAACTAATTGGAACTGCTAATGATGAAGTTCACTTATCAGCAACATATGACGGTGTAACTTTTGGACCAAACCTTACAACAACTTCTGGTACTACCAATGGATTGACATTCATTATTAGTGGTCCAGAAATGACCATTAAGCCGTCATCGAACGCTAGCAGTATTGGTGCGGCTAAAGCAGAAGCAGGCGAACGTGCAAGTTTGCTAGTTCGCTTTGGCGGTCGCTTGGCGTTGAGCGGCTTTACCCCGTCACCAAACAACTGGTTCCTTAGCAAGATCAATGACGTTGACGATTGGGTTCCCGGCTCAACACCTGACGATGCTGTCGCTGGAAACTTGTCAACGAAGTTCTCCATTCCCGGTGAGCCAATTGTTGCGCTGATCCCGATGGCAGAGAGTGGGCTGCTCTTCGCTGGTAGGCACACGATGACCTATCTATCCGCTGACCCAGTATTTGCCACGCAGGCTCGCATGATTGAGTTGTCGCGCTCGGTCGGCATTGTCTCTGCCAAGGCATGGTGTGTGTCGGATGCTCAGACGGTGTACATCATGGCGCAGGATGGTTTGTACCGCGTCCGCCCAAACGAATTCCAAGTGACACAGTCTGGTCGAATCACAGGCGGTAGGCTTGACTCGTTCTTCCAGTCGCAGAAGTTTGACAAGTTAGATTGCTCGCTTGGTTTCGATCCTGAAATCCAGAACATCTATTGCATTTTGTCGCGCACTGACTTGCCATCGAGCAGTACGCACCTTGTTTACAGTCAAGCGACCGATTCGTTCTGGGCAATCCGCACGGGGTGGACAGCGTTTCAAGCACCATCATGCATTGGCGAGTTCCCGTTTGGTGATGCTCGATCACCAGTGCTGGCTCTTGGCAGCGAAGATGGCTACCTTGGTTGGTTTGATCGCAACCTGACATCAGGTGTTGATGGTCAAGCCGCTGTTGGTTACAAAGGAGGAAGTAGCCCCTTCACAGTAAACAACCTTCAAGCGGCTGCGCAGAAGATTGTCAGTTCATTGACTATTGGTCCAGTTGTCTCTCCAAATCTGTCTCAGGTCATGCTCCGCGATATGCGTATTGAACTGACAATGGATGAGCCGCAAGAGGTGGTGGATTTTAATACGCCGAACGTCCGATTGACTGGACCATTCCTATCCATTCTGTCTGGTCAAACAGCAGAGGAGGCAATTGGTGAAGCAATCGTCAACGTCACGGTCAGATATGACCCATCGTTCCCGGCTGTGGTTTTGGACGGTGGAGACGCTTCTGTTATTCCTCGTGTGGAAGACCCTGTAGGTGGGTATGACTTTGGTGTTCCTGTGTTTGTCGGAACAACTGGCATCAATCTTGCCTATCCGCAGTCACTTGCTCCTCACACATACACCACGCTTGACACGTTGATCACTGATCCAACGGCGCGAACGTATGCATTCGGTGACAACCGGATTTTTAATACTGGATCACCACCAAGCAACAGTTGGAAAATTCAAAATGAAGTTAATGTAGGCAATATTCAAACGTTGTTTACACGCGATGAATCATTGCCGGGAACTTCGCTTGATACTCCCGGTGGTGTTTACGTCTATGGAGATGGAATTCCAACTGCGCTCCCGTTACCAACCCTGCCGGGATCATCTCAATCTCCGCGCATCGTTGTAAGCAGCGGAACGTACACCAACACCAACTCCATCCAGATTGGTGAATTGCAATCTGGTCGCAATGACGCGCTTCGATGCCGCATCCGCGACCAAGCAGTCTTTGCTCGCATTGATAGTAACGGTGTTCCTTGGGCGATTGAGCGCATGGCTGCGCTTATCGACCCAATGACGCATACCAAGAACGTGAAGGGAACATACTAATGGGACTCTTTGGAAACCTATTCGGCGGCGAGTCGGCAATGCGCCGTGCTACCAAGAAGATGAAGAAGGCTTACGCAGCCGAACGAACTACTCAAGAGGGAAACTACACCGCCTTGATCAGTAAGTTTGAGGACGAGCGAGCGAACAACGCCGATGTCTACTCCAAGCAATACAACGAATCCGTCAAGCAATACGCTGACACGATGGCTCAAAGCCGTGCGGCGTTTGGCGCAGCATCTGCTGAGTCTTTCAAGACGCTGTCTGCTGGTCGCGATGCAACTTTGGCACTGTTGCAGCAGTCCACTGATAAGGCTGTTGGACAATCGACAGCGCAGGGTTTGATGATGGGGCTATCAAATACCACCTTCGGTCAGGCTCAGACGCAGGCAGTTGCCCGTCAAGGTGCGTTGCAGGCTGGCGCAGTCAACGAGCAGTACGCGCAGATCCTTGCTGCTGCACAGCAGTCAACCGCTAACTCGATGGCGAACATGGAAGCGGCGGCTGGTCAGACAACCTTGAGTGCCGGGTTGGGCGCAGCGCAATACCTTGGCAACCAGTATCAGGGTTACACGCAGGGTGCTCTCCAGACTCAACAAACAGGTTACCAAGTTGGTCAACAACTTGGCACTGCTGCGATCTCTGGTCAGTATCAGCAGCAGATGGCATCGGCTCAATCAAGTATCAACGCTGGTAATCAACTTGGCGGTGCGCTTGTAGGCGCGGCTGCTGGAGCAGTAGGAAACATGATCATGCCCGGTGTAGGCGGCATGGTTGGAAGCAGTCTCGCAGGCGCAGCAGTCGGATAAGGAACAAACTATGGCTGAAGACACAATGTTTGGTATGGGTACTGGAATGCAAGTCTTGTCTAACTTCCCTATTCAATCGAAGGGGGTTGGCAAGTCATTAACTCCACCATCTCCATCTGGATGGGATGCGTTTATGACTGGCGCAGCAAACTTTGGTGGCAACTTCCTTGTTGGCGTAGCCAGTGGCATCCAAGCCTATAAACCCGGCAATGAATACAGTTCATTGGCTGGTGGTTTTCTTGGCGCATCTCGCCCAATGCAACAGGCAATGGATATTCCTTTGAAGGCTCAACAGAATCAGTTTAATCGAGAGCAAAAAGACCTAGCCGAAAAGTCTGAGACGAAGACCAAGGAAGACATCTATCGATCACAAGCAGATCGAACAGTTGGTATGCAAATGCCAGATATGTCTGGTATTTCCACTGGTGTAGCGGCTCCAACAAAGCAGGTCATTAATGAACCAGATGAACCATTTGGCTTTCAGCCGGGATTCTCATTGAAACCAAGCAAGACAGCATCTGAAGCCGTACTCAAGATTGGACAGCAATAATGTCTCAACTACCCAAGCCAAGCCCTATGACCCAACAGGAACTTGTCGGACCGCCAAGTCCAGAGAGTCCGATGATTGGACCGGACGAAGGCATGGCTCAACCGCCTGCTGATGGTTTTGTGCGTCCTGCTCAACAGGCTGAACAGCCTGATCCATTGATGGACGATAAGGCTCTCAAGGCTGCTGCGCTTGACCACCGTGGCTCGCGCCAGATCGCTCCGTACGGCACGTACGAGGCGGTCGATGCTGCCATCCAGCATGGGTATTACACGGGTCTTGAGGCTTTGGACTTTGGCACGTTGCCTGATGGCACTCCGGCTGCGCTGTTCACAGATCAGCGTGGACAGCGGCAAGCCATTCGGATGTCGCAAGAGCAGTGGTCGGCTGGCTTGCAGACTCGCGCACAGGCGCGTATTGCGATGGCGAAGCAGATGCGCAATCAGCAGGAGTCGCAGCGGCTCATGCCTGCGGTCGAGAAGATGGCGCAGGAACTTGAGTCAGTTGCTCCGGGATTCATGGACTTTGCTGCCATGAACATGGAAACAGATCCACGCGCTACGTATTCAAACATCCAAAGTATGTACGACAAGTACAAGGCGGGTGACCGAAAGGTAATGCAGGAACTGGAGAAGGCTGTCAATGGAGCAAGCCTGAAAGTTGCGCAGGGTACAGCAGAGAATGCTGTCAAGGTAAAAACTGAACAAATCACCACACGTATTGAGGGAACTATTGATGACTCTTCTATTCCACCAGCGTTCAAAGCACAACTAATTATTGATGCAAAGCGGTCAATCGGTAAGTTCACTCAATTTGCTTTATTGGCTCCACCCGATGGTTCAATTGTTCGGACCGCAAGTTTTCCTTCGTGGTACGCATCACAGTCAAATTCGGCTGCTATTGATGAACTGGCTGAAACTGCTATTGATGACGTTGGCTATAGGAATCTTGCCAGTATTCCTCCTCCACAACAGATTCAGTTCTTGCTTCAACGCGCAATGAAACTTACAAACGAAATTGGTTGGAAGGTTCCATTTGGGCAAGGTGATATTGCGATGGTGTCAAATGCATTGGCACGAAAGTTGCAGGCATATCAACCACAGCAAATGATGCAGCCCAATCAGGTGGAGGGCAATCAAAGTCCACAAGCGCAAGAGATTCGTGGCACGATGTCGCAGATGCAACGCGCTCAACAGGAGCGCGAGCAGGCAAATCAAATGGCGCAAGCCAAGATTGCTGAAACAGAATCACGTGCGTTGTTTGGACAGAACCGTGCTGAGTTTGCTCCAGCCATGTCGCAGGCTGAACTTGAAAGCAAGAAGGCAAGGACTGGTCAGACGCAGGCAAGCACTGAATTGACACAGGCACGGGCTGAATCTGCAAAAACTGATGCTCAATATGCAGCGCAACGCCAGCAGGCACGGATTGATGAGATGCGAGCACGGGCTGCGCAGGGTGATGCCGAATCAGAACGCAGACTCGCTGAAATTGATGTGCTCACTGGTATGACACTTGAAGAGGCAAAGGAAGCAAAACTCCGGCGTGATGTAACGCGAGCAAGCCAAACCGCAAAACCTCCCGCAGCAACAGAAAAAAGCAGAAGCACAGAGCCTGCCCCTAGTACTCAACCAGTACAAACTGCTCCTGTTGATGAACGTGAAGCAAAGATTCGATCACTAGCAGCAGAGGCTGGTATCCAAATGGACGATACGGGAAATATTGCTAATGATGTAGTTACAACAACCCACCGTCTTTACCGCGCAAAGGGAATGCTTGCAAACAATATGCTCAATCAATGGCTTGGCATTGTGGCAAAATTAAAGCAATAAAATAAATG